CTCGTGCACCAGTTCGTAAACGCTGAAAAGGCACATTCTAAGAAGTTAGCAGCTGGGATTGACTATTTACAGTATCAGAGAGACGGAGATATTACTATCTCTCCAGGTAACGTCACAGATTACAGAGTCGTAAAGCAGTACATCCTGGACCAGTGCGCAAAATATGACGTACGAGAAATAGGTTTCGATCCTCGATTTAGTACTTACATAGTCGCGGAGCTCGTAGAAGATGATATTGTTATGGTCCCTATGGCTCAGAATATAACGAGTATGAACGGACCGACAAAAGAGTTCGAAATGGAAGTTATGAGAGGTAATATTATTCACGGAGGGAATAAATGCCTAAGATGGCAAATGGGGTGCGCTGTAATCTACACAGACGTAAACGAAAACAAGCGAGTCACCAAAGAACAGAAAGAAAACAAGAAAGTTGATGGAGTTATAGCGTCAATTATCGCTATGAATAGCTATGTACAGAACACAATCGAAGGTGACGATGAATACTTATTAGAGATTTTTTCTCTATAAAACTTGACTTTACCGATTATTTGTCGTATACTCCGCGCGAATGAGCACATTTACAGACAGAATAAAGGCGTTATTTCGTAGAGTTGGACCTTTCGATCCAAATACAATCGCTTCTGAAATGGGGCTCTATCCCATGACTAAGTCTGGAGCTACGATAAACGAAAGTAGCGCGATGGCGATTAGCACAGTTTATGCTTGTGTATATAAGATATCCTCAACGATTGCTTCTCTCGGTTTAGAGGTTTATGAGCGTGAAGGGCGTAATATCGTACAGGCAAACGTTCATCCAGCTTACAACCTGGTTAAAATTAAGCCAAATAATCACCAAACAGCTTACGAGTTCTGGGAGTCTATCACAGCGAGTGCTGTAATTTATGGCGTAGGGTACGCGATAATAGAGAGAGACGACAGAGGGCACGCGACACAATTAATCCCGGTCCATTATGCAGATGTGGATCTACGCAATGTAAAAGGAGAGAGAGTTTATAGTATCAAAGATGTTGGAATCGTACGGCCTGAAAATATGCTCGAGATATGCAACCTCCAGCGAATGAGCCCGATTCGATTACATAGAGAGAATTTAGGACTCGCGAAAAGTGCTCAAGATTTCGGAGCTGAGTACTTTGGGCAAAGTGGACAGATGACTGGTGTACTATCTTCAGAGCAACCTCTAAAAAAGGAGCAGATGGATGTGATTCAAGGCTCTTGGAATAATGGAGCAGCTCAGGCTGGTACAAAGCTCATGCCTTTCGGCTTTAAGTACCAAAGGATATCTATCTCTCCAGACGAGGCGCAGTTCATTCAGACTCGCTCTTTTCAAGCTGAAGAGATATGCAGAATTTTCAACGTGCCAACAGCATTGGTCCAGCTCCCCTCACAAACCACTTACAATAACGTGGAGCAACAAAATTTAATGTTTGCTAGACATACTATCGTGCCCTGGACGCAAAGAATAGAACAAGAGATTGACAGAAAGTTGATCCCTTCATTCGACAGAGATGTAATTTTCAGCAAGTTTAAGCTCTCCGATTTACAGAGAGGAGATAGTGCAGCTCGTGCAAATTACTTCACTCAGATGTTACAGAATGGAGTTTTAAGCATAAACGAAGTGAGACAGGAGGAGCAGCTCAACCCTGTAGAGGGTGGAGATGTACACTGTGTACAAGTTAACCAGATTGCGCTCGATAAGCTCCAGGCTTACAGCGAGTCAATCTCNAAAAGCAATGAAGATGGATGATGAGAAAAGAAACGAGCTATTAACAGCAGCTCANTACTCNAAATATGANAGCACTCTCGAAGTACGAGAGGAGGACGGAGAGATGATAATCGAAGGTTATGCAGCTCTCTATAACAGCGAGACAGACCTCGGAGTATTTAGAGAGAGTATCTCTCCAGGTGCATTCGACGATGTACTTAACGATGATGTACGCGCCCTTATTAATCACGATCCCTCGCTTATTTTAGGGAGGAGTTCAGCTGGAACTCTTGAGCTCTCAACAGATGAGCATGGATTGAAGTACAGAGTTAAACTGGGAGAGCAGCAATATGCGAAAGACCTTTATACAAGTATTAAGAGAGGTGATATCTCGCAATCTTCGTTTGCGTTTACGATTGAAGATCAGACCTGGAGCGAAGACAGGAGCACGCGGAAAGTTGAGAANGTGGCTAAGTTATTGGACGTTTCGCCAGTGACNTATCCAGCTTACAAAAGTGCGACAGTGGCTGCACGAAAAGAGGAGGAGCCCAAAGAAATTAGAACAGCTGAAGTAGAAAGCAGCGAAGATGATAAATGTGTTACAGTTAAAAAAATAAAAAGTAAAAAAATGGATTTAAATGAGATGAAGTCTCTTCGAGCTAAGAACTACGAGGAGCATGTATCTCTTATGGCTACAGCTGACAGCGAAGGTCGTGAGATGACAAATGAGGAGGAGGCGAGAGCTGACTACTTAGAGAGCGAGAATGTACGCCTTGACAATAAGATCAAGCGTCGTAAAGCTCACGAAGATATGATTGCACGCCAAGCACATTTTGCTGGGAGCTCAGTATCTGAGACAAAAGAGATGGACAAAGTAAATCGCTCATTCTCTCTCTCGAGAGCTGTTGAGATGGTATCTCATGGCAAAGGATTGACAGGAGCTGAAGCGGAATGGGCACAAGAGGCTCGCTCTGAGATGCAGTCAAGAGGCTTGCAGATGAGTGGTCAGATTGGTATTCCTGAAGCGGCTCTATATCGTGCTGGTGAACCAGACAACTTCCAGGCTGGAGGTACTGGAGATGGCTCTGGCTATGTTCCAACAAACGTCCCTGGAGTAATCGAGGCTCTAAGAGCTCCGACAATGATTGAGACGCTTGGAGCGACAACAATTAACGGAGCGACTGGAAACTTAAAGTTCCCTCGTGTAAGCACGAAAGCTGAAGGGCATGAAGCGAATGAAGTTGCTGGAAGCACTGACTCAGGACTTGCAATGGACGAGGTTAACCTCTCTCCAGTACGTGTAGCGAATAAGACTCTTTTCTCTAAGCAGTTAATTCTGCAAGGTGGATCGCAAGTCGATACGCTTATCGCGAGAGAGTTGGCAGCTGGTATCAATACTACTATTGACAAAGCAGCTTTCGCTAAGATTGTAGCTGGTATCACTCCAGTTGCTCATGCTGGTGCAGCTCTTGCAAACTCAGACATATTCGCTCTTGAGCAAGCAGTTTTACAAGCTGGAGGCAACATGGCAAACTCTAAATGGGCGATGAACCCTCATGGATGGGCTTCGTCTCGTGCTCTTGCTGAAGTTTCAAATGTTAGTGCTATGTGGACAGGTCAAACCTTTGACGGCTTTCCAGCTGTAGCTACTCCAAACATCGCAGAGGGTACAAGTGGCAAAGGTGATTTAATTTTCGGCGATTTTGCTTCTGGATTAGTTCTCGCATACTTCGGAGGACTTGACTTGTTAGTCGATCCGTACTCGAATGCTGGAAATGCTCAGATAGCTCTACACTTAAATAAGTTTTACGATTGTGAAGTACGTCAAGCTGGCGCGTTCGCTTCGATTACTAATGTATTGTAATAGGTTAAACAATAACAGGAACGGGGGGCGAGTTGACGCTCGTCCCCTCTTTTTGTATAATACTCAGATATGAAGTTTACAGTAGCAGACAACCCCACAGGAACAAATATCGTATCTCTCGCAGATATGAAGGAATTTTTGCGCGTGGATCACAGCGACGAAGACACTACAATATCAGAGATAATAACAAGCGCAGCAATCGCTGTGCAAGATTACACTGGGCGAGTATTCGTGAGCACTACGTACACTCTTAATCTCGATTACTTTCATAATACAGAGATACCAGCTGAGATAGGATCCGTTACGAGTGTGACGTACTACGACAGCGCGAACGCTGAACAGACTCTGGACGCTTCAAAGTACTACTATGACGCTTCGAGAGAACCAGCGCGGATTGCTTTCCTCGATCCTCCATCGACTTTCGATGACAGATTTAACGCTGTCACGATTACGGGAGGCATGGGGAAACAAGCTATCCCACCAATAAAGCACGCAATAAAAATGCTTGCAGCGCACTACTACGAAAACAGACGGGCTGTAATTGTAGGCGTTAGATCGGCTTCAAAGATTCCATTAGGGATTGAGGCAATACTAAACCCGTACAGAATTATCTCCCTTGTATGAACATCGGAGCACTAGATAGAAGGATAGTTTTACAGCGTCCCAATTCCGTAGCAAATGACTACGGAGAGAAGGTCGTCACCTGGCTCACTTACGCTACTGTTTGGGCTTCGATAGATCGTAAGCCATCAGCGACTGAGCGAGTCAGCGGAGAGCAGATGCTTTCCTTTCAGCAAGTCGTATTCAACATACGCTATTCAACTACAGTGAACATCCTCGAGGCTTCTCACAGAGTGAGCTACGATGGCAAGATATATAACGTTCTAGGAGTTCAGGAGGTCGGGAGACAGGAGCAGTTAAGAGTCGTCACAGAATTACGCGAGAACTCATGAGTGTAACTGTCACAGGAACAAGTGAGCTGTTTAAAAACATTGATAAACTCGCGAAGTGGAGCGTTAAAGATTCCAAAGCTCTACAGGATGTAGGGCATAGAGTCGGTGCGGTTTATGCTAATTACATTAAAGCGAATGTTAAAGATTTTGCTACAGATATAAAAGGCTCAAATAAAGGTGAGGAGTTTATTGTTAAAAAGGGACAGCTTAGAAGGTCGGGCGGTACATGGCAACCTAATAAGAAGTCAAATGTTATAATGAGTGGTCCTCGTACAAAAGCAATAGGAAAGAGAGGCAAAACTAAAAAGAATGCCGATGGCTGGTACGCTCACATAGTGGAAAAGGGCGATTTCGGCCCAAGATTTGGAGGTAAGCACAGGACGCAAAATACAGGCGTGTTCTCTCGAGGCATGAAGGCGACAACAAATAGGAGTTTAAAGCTCCAGGAGATACTCTTAAAAAAGAACTTCGCAAAATACACTAAGAAGTTATGACAGTTGGAAAAGCTATATACAACATCCTTACAAACGATGCGACAGTGAGTGGAATTGTTGGAACGAATATCTATCCAGAGATAGCTCCTCCTAATATCGACGTGCCGTATATCGTGTACAGCGTTCTGTCGAATACTCCAAGCGACTCAAAGGAGGACGGAGGAGCTGTGGACGTCTCAAATATCGAGGTGTACAACTTCCAAAGCACGTACAATAATGCGATAGATTTAGGCGTGGCGGTTCGTGCTGCACTGGATCGTAAAAATGGAACGTACGGAGGCGTAAAAGTTCAAAGCATTCAATACGCAAACGAACAGATGGACGTCAACGAGACAAGGCACATCTGGGTGTCTATACAAGATTACTCAATAAGAACTAAAAATATATAATATGGGAGATTTAATTGTTAATCACTGGCAAGCTATTCTGTTTGCTTTATTAATCGCAGCGAGAGCGATCTTTTCACTCGTGCCGTCAGACAATCCAGCGGTCAAAATATTTGGATGGATAGATTTAATTATAACAGCACTTGTCGGAGGTGACAAGCGTAAAAACAAGAAAAAATAATGTCACAAACAACAGGATTAATTAATGGTTCGAATCTTCGGATCATGCTTGCAGAAGATGGAAGCGCGCCAGTAATGGTCGACAACATCACAGATTGCTCAATCTCAGTCTCAAGCGAGATGAAAGATACGAGCGTAAAAGAGGATGGAGGATTTAGAGCTGTGCTTCCAGGTAGAGTCTCAGCTACAGTTAACTTCACAGCTTACTTCGAGGAGGCTGCGACGACTGGATATGTTCAGATTATGCCTTTTCAATTAGCTGGAACGAAGCTCGATGCAAAGTTTACACAGATGATTGGCACATCAACCGCAGAGAACTCAGGCGATCACGCATTTTCATTTGAGGCGTACGTTGTAAGCTGCGACTTGAACGGAGGCGTTGAAGATACAGCGACATACTCTGTAAGCTTGGAGGTTGTAGGTACTATAACATACGCAGCTATATCGTAATATGAAGATCGAACTCAATAACATAAGCTATCCAGTAAAAGCTACTATGAGAGCCTGGAGAGCATTCGAGAAAGCGACGGGAGTTAAGGTAGTCGAAGTTGACGCTTCAGATATCACCTTAATACCAGAGCTAATCTATTACTTCGTAGTAGATGGATGTAAGGCGCAAGGTATGGAGTTCGGCTTAGATGTAGAGGAGTGGCTGGGGATGATTCAGGTAAACGATTTACCTAAGTTAATCGCAGTTATGGAAGAGGCGATGGGAGGAAACTCTAAAGCTGGAGGAAAAAAAAAGGCAAAGATGAGCCGATAACGTGGAGAAGGATAGAGGAGTTAGGGCTGGGCTTATTGGGGCTCAGTCCTAAGTCCCTCTACTCTCTTACGTTTAAGGAGTTCGGAAATGCTGTGCGTGGAAAGAAGGAGAGCGAGGAGATGCTGGAGCGTTCTAACTGGGAGCGTACCAGGTGGCAAACTTCGCTTTTATTAAACGTCCACACGAAGAAAGGGAGTAAAATATCGCCCAAAGATTTAGCGGTATTCCCATGGGAGAAGAAAGAGAAGAAAGCGAGGAAAGCAAATAAAGGTTGGGATATGTTCAAAGCTCTCGCAGTTAAAAAGAAATAAGATGGCAAAGCTTGGAGATTTAGTTGTAAGGATAGGAGCAGATACACGAGACTTAAATAAGAGTCTTGGTAAAGTCCAGCGCAATATGCGCTCGATGACGAGTAACTTTAAAAAGCTCGGCTCTTCTATGACTAAATCAATTACGTTGCCACTTGCAGCGGTTGCTGGGGCGTCCTTAAAACTTGCAGTAGATTTCGAAGGCTCTATGGCAAAGGTCAAAGCTGTTACAGGAGCTACTGTCGGAGAGTTTAAAAGCTTAGAGGAGACAGCTAAAAAGCTTGGAGCAACAACAGTTTTTACAGCTTCAGAAGTTGCTGGATTAATGCTTGAGTATGGAAAGTTAGGATTCAGTACAAAGCAGATAGAGGACGCAGCTGAGGCAACTCTCTTGCTCGCTCAGGCTACAGGTTCAGACCTTGTGCAAGCTGCTGAAGTTGCTGGATCAACTCTCGGTGGATTTGGTTTNGCAGCTACAGAAACGGGACGACTCGCGGATGTTATGGCTGCTGCATTTACAGGCTCCGCTCTTGACATTGACAAATTTAAGGATTCGATGAAGTTTGTTGCTCCTGTCGCGAAAGCTGCTGGAGTAAGTCTCGAAGAGGCTTCGAGTATGTTAGCGACTCTCGCTGACTCAGGGATAAAAGGCTCTCAAGCTGGTACAGCTTTGAGGAGAATACTTCAAGAGTTAAGCGGAGAGTCTGGAACAGTTACCGAGAAACTGCAAAAATTATCGAATAAAGGTCTAGGAGTTAAAGACGCATTCGATGAAGTAGGGCGCAATGCTTCGAGTGCTTTGCTTGTGTTAAGTGAAGGAGTTGCAGACGTTGAATCATTTACAACAGAGCTTGAGAACTCTGGAGGAGCTGCCAAAGCTATGGCAGATATAATGAATGATACAGCTGCTGGAAGTTTAAAGAAACTTACTTCAGCTCTAGAAGGTGCAGCTCTTGTTATAGGCGATGCTCTTGCTCCAATGATGGAATCACTGGCAAACTTTGTAGCAGATTTAGCTGGATCATTTAGAGAGCTTGAGCCAGGAACTCAAAAAATTGTAATCCTGTTCGGGGCTCTACTTGCTGCACTCGGTCCGATGCTTTTAATCTTACCACAGATAATCGCAGCTCTCCCATTAATAGCTGGAGCATTCGCAGCTATGACTGGTCCAATAGGATTGGCTGTTATAGGAGTTACAGCTCTTATCGGGACAGTTGCTGCACTTGTTAAAGCAAATAAAGACATCCCGTCTACGCTCGAGAGAGCGAATCAAGCTGTAAGGGATCACAGCACAGAGGTGCGGTATCTAGTCGGTCAGTATAAAGACGAGACGAAATCTCTTGAAGATAGAAAGAGGATATTAGGGAGGCTCGCAGAGATTGACGCGACACACTTTGGAAACTTAGAAGCTGAGAAAACTACTTATAACGATTTAGTGAAAAACCTAGACGCTTATACAGCGTCTTTAAGACGTAACTATCTGGAAAAGATTTTAGCGGAGGAGGGCTCGGATATTATGGCGGAGCTAGTGAGGGCTGAAGATATAGTAAGCAAAAAGCGAATAGCTCTACAAAAAGCAAAAGATGAGGAGAGAGGACAAGATATAATTGACGCTTATCAATTGTATTTAGATAGTGCGAAGATATACGAACAAACTGTTTTAACAAGGCTTGAAGCTCACGAAAAAAAGAAACAAGATTTACTCGAAAAGTACGCAAGTAAAACAACTCCAACTCCAGAAACTGGAGGAGGTGGAGGAGGTGGAGGAGCTGGAGGAGGTGTTGTTATAATACAACCTGAACAAATGGAGCTCCTGGAGAAATTACCTCCAAAGCTAATTGCAGTTAACAAGCCTTTAAAAACTTTACAGGATTCAGGGACAGAGACGATTGAGATATTTAAAGAGGTTTCACAAACGATGATTGATGTTGCAGATTCATTCGGTAACTCATTCGGTCAAATGATTTCAGGAGCACAAACAGCAAAAGAAGCATTTAGAAACTTTGCGATCAGTGCAATTCGTTCAGTTTTAGCAGTTGCAAAAGCAAACGTTATCGCGAATGCAACAAGCACGACAAATTTAGCAAATTTATTTAGTGGCGGCTTAACATCTCCTGGCTTCGCTCTTATAGGTTTGGCAGCTCTTGATGTTTTGGCTCAACAGATCCCAGCTCTTGCAGAGGGGGGGTTAATTTACGGACCGAGTCTCGCGCTCGTCGGGGACAACAAAAATGCGAGTATTGATCCCGAAGTTGTCGCTCCACTCTCTAAGCTCAAAGGGATGTTAGGAGGTAACGCTGTGGAGGTATACGGGCGTATCTCAGGAGATGATATTGTATTAAGTAACTCGAGAGCTTCACGAGACAGAAACAGATTCTAAATGTCACTAATTTACGCGAAGTCTGAATTTACAGACATAAAAGATACAGACTGGAAAGTTAACATAGTTAAAAATACAGCGGGTGCTAATTTAAACTTAGATTTTAACCTAGGTCCAGACGGCTTTAATTTGTCGTATGATTTCGATGAGTTCGATAGATGCAAGCCGATTGTAGGGAGTAGAGTACAGATAACTCTATTTCATCCAATTGCAAATAGTGCATTTTTTGACGCTCTGTATAATTTTCTTGACAGCGATGAAGAGGGCGAGTGGAGAATAGAAATATACAGAGATCCAGACTCAGCGAATGAGCTATGGTGGGCTGGTGCGATAATGCCAGAACAGACAGTTATCCCAGACGACTATCCACACGCTCCAGTTACTCTCACAGCTGTTGACGGATTGGCTAATTTAAAAGGCATTGACTACAACAATGATGGAGCAGCGTACACTGGTACAGCTCTCGTCCTGGAGCACTTGCACAACATTATCCAGAAGCTACATATTAAAGACATTTGGACAGCTTCAGATGTAGAGTTAAAGTTCTTCGAAGACTACATCGGAAAGGAGTACAAAGATTATATTGCTGGAGCTCAAAATAAGCAGCTAGAAAATGCGCAGATATCACACGAGGCATATTATAATAAAGATACTAATGGAATTAAACAATACTTTTCAGCTTATGAAGTCCTCGAGAGTCTCGCGATAACATTCAACGTTTCGGTGTTTATGGCTCAGGGCTCTATCTGGTGGGCTCCTTTGGGAGCGATTCAATCGCACGCTTCGAGTGGTACATCTATAGCAAACTATATGCTCGGAGACGGGTCGAGAACATACAACACAGTAGCAAACGTCACAACAGGAGCGATTTTTGGCACAAACTCCGCGCAATGGGAGAAGCTTAAAGGATGGGAGAGAACGAGCGCACCAGCATTTAAACAGGTAAAGAGAACGAGAGAATACCAAGGTACACACTCTTTAATACAAGATAGTCAATACGATACAAGTCAAATAGCTTCAAGCGATGTGCTTTCTGACGAAGATATTGAATATAAAGCTGGTGAGCGGTTTCTTGTTTCTGGCACATTATTGTATAACGCTGGAAGCTGGGGTTATATCACTCCAGATATTGACAGACTGGCTCGTGTTAAATTAGATATAACTGTAAAATTTGGAGACGCTGGAGGTACTACTAATTACCTAAAAAGTAACTTCGATTATTCTGCTGGTATTCTGCAATACGATACTGTTTGGAATTATTACGCTCCTCCTGTAGCTTTTCCAATTGTACAAAGTTTAGACCCTACAGTTGATCTTCAATTAATACTACCTGTGAGAGAAGGAATAGTAACCTGGGAAAATGCGGCATCTACATTTGAGATATTAACTCAACCAATTGATAAAAGTACAGGTACATACGACATCCCAGAGATTGAGTATCTGGGGGCGGGTGACACCCTAGGAATGCGCCCAATAACTGTACCTTTCGGCTTTGTCACTCCAGAGCTCCCAGCAGATGCAACAGGAGTGCAAATCTCAGCGGCTTTATCTGGGGTAAATTGGGAAGGCACAGCGGACAGTGATATTGGAGCTGCTACAAATCCTTTTGGAGATATCGAGTACAGGATAGATAAATTTAAAATATCACAATTCAGCTCAGAACAGACTCAAGAGTTTTCTAGTATAGATATAACAGCGACAAATCCAGATAATGCTCGTTATGATATTGAACAGGGTACAACATTGGTTGGAGATGCTATCTCAGATTTTGGGCTAGGAACTATAAAAATTAATAACGGCACTAATTACGTAGACTCTACAGAGTGGACGAATTTACAGAGTTCAACGGCTTCTCTTTCCATAAATGGTTTGGGTGTACGTGAGAGGCTCGCAGCAAATAAGACAGCGAAAAGGATAGAGAGAGGTACACTATACCAGAGAGGATCCACTTATATACATCCCTACACAATTTTAACTAACACAGCAGATAGCGGAAACTTTTACCAGGTTACAGGGCTTAGTTATATTGCAAATCGCTGCGAGTACGATTTGGATTGTATGTTTCTATCTCGTGAAATAACAGGAGTGATAGTTTCACAAGATAATAGCAAAGGAGATCCATTCAATCCCCCTCCTGGACCGATTCCGTCAACAAAAGGACCTACAGCATCGGATAATATTGTTAGTGATAACTCTACAAAGCTCGGGTTCGTTACTACAGATACCTACGGGATAACTCAGGTAACTACTTCGACAGGCTCATCTGCTATAGATATAAGCTTACCTATCTCAAAGTCTGGAGGAGGAGAGGAGCTCGTGACTATTAACGCTCTCGGTGCTATGGCTCCTCTTGCAGATGGCGCGTCAGGTGAGTTCTTAAAAACAAACGGAGCTGGATCTCTTAGTTGGGCAGCTGCTGGAGGTGGTGGCGGTGGTGGCTGGTTTGGATCCACTTCTCTACTCAAAGTTATGCCTTGTGAGTTCATGGCAAACGATGACGCCCCCTCTCGCAATGGTTACAAGGGTTTATATATTGAGGATGATACAAGTGGTATTCAAGGTGTAAGAGTAACCCATGATAATACAGAAATGTACGTTATGAAAGCTATCCCCACAGGCTATAAAGCTACTCATGTGAAGGTATATGGCTCTACGGGCGTAGTAAACGGGGTTAACGTGTATATGTTTAGACACACTACGGGTTCATCAGTTTCTCAGGGGACGGGAAATATTAACGCATTGATTGACATCACAGATATATCATCCACCGTTTTAAATAATATTAGTGTAAAGGTTTTACCAGGAGCAACAACTGTAATAATTTACGGAATTGATATAACAATCGCAGCGATATGACAATAGAAGAATTAACAGCTCTCATGGAGAAGATGGAACAGGCACTAACAGAAACAGCTGGAGCAAATCACTCAAAGCCATGATGGACGCTAAAATGTGGGGATTAAACCTGTTATGGGCAACCTGGGGCGCGGCTGTATGGCTCGCGGATCTAAACTATATTATCGCTATAATTGGGGGCGTAACTCTTATTTGGGTAAACGTCGAGAAGGCTATCACTCAACGAAACAAAAGAAAATGAGTTATATACCTTATCTCTGCATCATATTATTAAACATAGCGAATACACGTTATAAGCTCCAGACGTTCGGAAAGATGGACGGGCACGATATGTTGTGTATTTTAATATCACTCATAGGATGCTTCATTTTGTAGCTTCAGAGTTTGACTCGCCCGATCTCCCTGGAAGCGGTGCGGAGTTT